GACGGCACAGGCGCAGCGGCTACTACCACCTTTACCGTAGCGCGTAACGGCTCCAACATAGCAAGCTCTGCTACTGATCTGGTGTTTGATAAGAACTTTGCAGAAATCACTATGTCCTACATCAACGGCACTATTGGTTGGAGCGTATAAATGAGTAACTTGTCGGAACTGCTGCCGACAGGCGGTGGACAAAACGCTGTAGACTTTGTTGCGTCTGGGACTTTGAGTTCTGGGCAGACTGTTGTGTTGAAAACTGATGGGACTGTTGAGGCTGTTAGCGAGACAGCCGTAAGTGAAGAATTAGGTAGTGCTGTAGTTTTTGAGGCGGCATCGACTCAACTTATATCTTCGGCTTATGATAGTTCATCTGGAAAAACACTTATAACATATGTAGATTCCGGAAACTCAAACTACGGAACTTCAGTTGTTGCAACCGTTAGTGGTACATCCATTTCGTTTGGAACGCCTGTAGTTTTTGAAAGCGCATCTAGTGGAGATACGGCTTCTGCTTTTGATCCTGTAAACAACAAAGTTGTTATTGCTTATAAAAACGGCCAATCTCCTTATTATGGAAAAGCGATTGTTGCAACCATTAGTGGTACAAGCGTAAGTTTTGGTTCTTCGGCAACTACAAATGCAAATACAACTTATTACTCAGGCATTGCTTATGATTCCATTAACAATAAGTTTGTTGTTGCGTACTCAGACGGAGGAAACGGTCAAGCAGGCACTGCAAGAGTGGGGACTGTCAGCGGGACATCAATAAGTTTTGGAACCGCAGTTGTTTTTAACAGCACTCGCTCTGATTATCTTCCCACAGTTTTTGATTCCGCTAACGGTAAAGTCGTTATAGCATACCGTGATGTTGGGGCTTCTCTTTATGGGGAAGCTGTGGTTGGAACTGTTAGTGGAACATCAATTTCGTTTGGTACGCCTGTTGTTTTTGAAAGTGCTAGATCAGACTATATATCTTTGGCATATGACTCTAGCTCAAATAAAGTTGTAGCCTTTTATGCTGATGGTGGTGATTCCTATTACGGAAAAGGTATAGTAGGAACTGTAAGCGGATCGTCAATAAGTTTTGGCACTCCTACAACATTTGAAAATGCTGACACTCGATATACAGCAGCTTCTTTTGATTCAAATGCAAATAAAACAGTTGTTCTATATCAAGATTACGGCAATTCTTCTTACGGGACATATGCGGTAGGGACTGTTTCAGGAACTTCTATCAGCTTTGCAACTCCTGTCGTTTATAACGCAGCAACTACTAGATACAGCGGTATCAATTTTGATTCCACAACAAATACAATGGTTATTGGGTATGAAAACCAAGGTAATTCTAGTTACGGAACAGGAGTTGTTCTTAGAAACGCCTCTACTGCAACCAACTCAGCCGACTTCATAGGCATAACAGCCGAAGCAATCTCTGACACAGCCACAGGCCCAGTAAACGTATACGGTGGGATTAACACAACGGCCAAAGGGCCGATTACCACGGCGGTAGGGACACGCTCTACTTTTAACAGCACGTCATACACCTCATACCCCGACATGGTTTACGACGAAGCTAACCAAAAAGTAATAGTTGTATACAGACAAGAGACGGGCACATCCTATCCAATGGGGGTAGTCGGAACAGTCAGCGGTACTTCTCTTAGTTGGGGTACGCCTGTTGTATTGCGTAGCACTTCAACAAAAACTGGCGGCGGGCCTAGAGTAGTTTACGACCCAAATACGGAAAAAGTTCTTGTAAGTTGTCTTCCCTCTAACGTCGCACAAGGCCAAATTGTTGTATGTACAGTTTCTGGGACTTCTATATCGCCCGGCTCTGTTAATGTTTGGGACACAGGTATTCTTGAATACCAAAGTATGGCCTATGACACTGCAAACGCTAGAGTAGTAATTGCGTATAAATATAACACTGCCCCCGCTACGGACGATGGGTATGCCGTTGTTGGTACTGTTTCAGGAGATTCTATATCTTTTGGCTCCCGCGTACTTTTTGACAGTGGTTCGATGTCATATCCTTCTACCGCGTACGACAGTAACACAGGTAAAATTGTTATCGCTTACAACAGTGGTGGACCTAAAGCTATTGTTGGCACTGTATCTGGCACATCTATATCTTTTGGCTCGATTACAACTATTACAATGACTACACCCAACATGACTTATTCTGATTTAGTCTATGATGCAGGAAATCAGAAAGTGGTGTTTGTTACTAGGAAAAGTGCAGTTCCTACTAGCGGACTGGCCTTGGTGGGAACGGTAAGCGGCACAAGTATTTCTTTTGGTACAGAAGTAGCATTTACAACAGATGGCATTAACTATATGGCCGCTACTTACGATTCTACTTTAGGAAAAGTTGCTATATGCTACGAAGAGTCTGCAACAGACGATGGTAAAATGGTGCTCGGAACAGTAAGCGGAACAAGTATAAGTTTCACCTCCCCAGTTACCTTTGAGTCTACTACTAGCTTAGACTATGTTACTGCGGCTACTTATGACCCAAACGAACAAGTTGTTGTGGCGGGGTATACTGATGATGGGGTTCCTGTTTACGGAAGAGCTACAGCTATTAGCGTCACGGCACCTTTGACCATAGGCTCTGACTACTATGTTCAGAATGACGGCTCGTTATCTACCACAGCCTCAAGCGTTAAGGCAGGCCAAGCAATCTCCGCAACCACGATTAACATGATGGATTTGACATGAGTAATCTGACAGATTTATTGCCTGCGGGTGCGGGTGGCAAGCAGGTTAGCTTCGTAGCGTCTGGGACTATAGGCAACGGCGTGACTGTTGCGCTTAACTCGGATGGGACGGTGACGGCTGTTGCGAGCGATGGAAGCCCCCAAGTAATTGGCACACCAGTAACTTTTTACAGTGAAGGCGGGAGTGGGCCGAGATGGGGTGAGGCCACATACGATTCAGTTAACAATAAAGTAATTTTTGCTTTTAGGGATGAAGGTGGAACAAACGATAGCGATGGGGTTGCGGTTGTAGGAACGGTTTCGGGGGCAACTATAAGTTTTGGAACTCCTGTAATTTTTAGTACTGGCAGCACTTTTGCCGTTAGCTGTGCTTTTGACTCTAATGAGGGCAAAGTTGTTATAGCTTATAGAAACGCAAGTAACTCTAGCTATGGCACAGCAATAGTAGGGACTGTAAGCGGAACAAGTATAAGTTTTGGCTCTGCTGTGGTTTTTGATAGTAGTACTGTAACTGCCAGTTCAACTGTTTATGATTCAACAAACCAAAAAATTGTTATCTGTTATTGGTCGCAAGGTGCTACAGAGACGAGGGTAGTCGTTGGTACTGTTTCTGGCTCAGCTATATCGTTTGGCTCCGCAAGCACAATAACAACATCAATAAATGCCTCTGAGCTTGGTGGGGTTTCTTTTGATAGCTCAGCAAACAAAATTGTCGTCGCATATATAAACGCAAGTGCTTCAGACGCCGGGACAGCAGTCGTTGGAACGGTAACAGGAACATCTGTTTCGTTTGGAACTCCGGCTGTATTTGTAAGCAGTGGCGGTCAAATTGGGACTCCAATTTATGATTCAACGAACAATAAAACAGTCCTTGCTTATAGAGACCACAACAATTCAAGTTACGGCACAGCAATAGTAGGCACAGTAAGTGGTACGTCTATTAGCTTTGGTACACCTGTTGTTTTTAACACTGGCAATACTTTTTATATTGCAACAGTTTTTGACGCAGCAAACAGTCAAACTGTAATAGAGTATACAGATGGGGGCAACTCCAACTACGGAACCGTAGTATCTGGGTCGGTTAGCGGCACATCCATCTCTTTTTCTACTCCAGCAGTTTTTGAATCAGCAACAACACTTTATAGTTTTGCCACTTTTGATTCCGACGCTAGTAAAGCAGTAATAGGGTATACAAGTTCCTCCATTGGGAAATCGTTTCTTTTTTCACCAGAAGCATCAAACTACGCCGACTTCATAGGCATCTCAGACGCTGCCATCTCGGACACTGCATCTGGCTCGGTGACAATCAAGGGCGGCATCTCTACCAACGTCACAGGACTCACGCCTAACTCTACATACTACGTGCAAACCAACGGCACGTTGTCCACCACGACATCTACGGTACTAGCAGGCAAAGCCCTGTCCTCCACTAGCATTAACTTGGATTACACAACATGAGCAATTTGAGCGAGTTACTTCCTGCCGGAGCAGGGGCAAAAAGTGCAGAGTTCGTGGCTAGTGGCACGTTAGGGTCTGGGGTTACTGTTG